CCGAGGCACAAGTTAGCGGCATATTAGCTGCGTGGAAGGCTGCGCGCGCATCTCGATCTACTGCGTATTTAACTAGCACCCTGGATTATCAAACTGTAGGTTTTAGCCCTAAGGATATGCTCTACACCGAGGCCAGCCAATACCTAGCTACAGAGATAAGCCGTTTAATGAACGTGCCAAGTTATTTAATTAGCGCAGATATGAATAACTCAATGACATACCAAAATATATTAGATGGCCGTAAAGAGTTCGTAGCATATAGCTTGCAGCCGTTTATTAGCGCAATAGAAAACCGCTTATCTATGGATGATATTACACGGCACGGCAATATAGTGCGCTTTGCTATTGATGAAACGTTTTTACGCGCTGATACTGCGGCGCGACTAGAGGCAATAGAAAAAATGTTATCTCTTGGTTTAATTGATTTAGAGCAAGCGCAAAGTATGGAGCAACTAAGCCCTATGGGCCTTAATGAAGGGGCAAGTAATGATCTTAACGTTTAGCGGAGTAGTACAGGCCGTAGATGCAGGCGAGCGCCGAGTTATAGCTGGCAAGATAGCGCCCTACGATGGCGAGATAGGTTATACAAGTGCGGGTAAAGTTGTATTTAGCAAAGGCTCGATTACTGCAGCTAACCCCGATAAAATTAAACTTTTAATGTCACACGATAATAGCCAGCCTGTAGGGCGTATGATTTCGATACAGTCTGCAGAGGATGGCTTATATGCCAGCTTTAAGATAAGTAGTAGCACACGCGGTAACGATGCAATTTTGCTAGCCCAGGAGCAACTAATGGATGGCCTATCCGTTGGGGTGGAAGTTACAGCCTCAGAGCCTAAAAAAGGTTATCTCCTGGTGACGGCGGCAACTTTGCGCGAAGTTTCATTAGTTGAAGCCGCCGCCTTTCCAAGTGCCGCCGTGCAAAGTATTGCCGCTAGCGAAAGTGAAGCGGTAGATGAAAACCAACCAACCCAAACCGAAAGCGAGGCCGCTGTGACTACAGCTCCCGAAACTCCAACCGAGGATAGCACCGAGGCTGCACCTGTAGTAGAGGCAGCACGGCCAATTATCCGATCTAACCCGCTAGATTCCCAGCGAGTACGCACACCTATTATATCAATGGGCGCATATACAGAGCATAAGATTAAGGCAGCCCTCGGTAACGAGGATTCCAAACTTTATGTAACTGCAGCCGATGACAGCTTTACAACTAACCCAGCTTTTAACCCAACTCAGTACCTTTCAGAGTTCCCAACTAATACACGTTTTGGTACACCATCTATAGATGCCTGTTCACGTGGCACTTTGCCAGCTAGCGGTATGACTATCTCCGTACCTTCTCTTGTTACATCTGCAGGCGGCCAATCAGGCGTAGCACCTGCAGTAACAGTCGAGGCCGAAGCTGGCGCAGTACAGAACACAGGTATGGTTACAGAGTACCTAAGTGGCACAATATCTAAGTACAGCGGTATGAACACTATTAGCATTGAGCTTTTAGAGCGCGGATATGGTGACGGTAACTTCTTTAGTGAGCTTACTAACCAACTACAAAACGCTTATCTAAAAACTTTGGATACAACAGTTAATGCTGCTCTTGTTACAGCAGGTACTGTTGCAACTACAGCACAGGCTGCTACATCAGCGGGTATTATTGGTTACGCATCAGAGGCAGCACGTCTTGTTTATGAAGCTACTGGCTACTTTGCTAATAACTACATAGCTAACGGCTCACAATGGCAATTATTGACAGGCGCTACCGATTCAACTGGGCGCCCTATCTATTCAGCCAGCCAGCCAATGAACGCAGGCGGTCTTGTACAGCCTGGCTCTATTCGCGGTAACGTACTTGGCCTTGATCTCTATGTAGATAAGAACTTTGCAGCTACTACTACAGTAGATGACTCAGCAATTATCTTGGCACCTGAGGCCTTTACTGTGTACCAGTCACCGACTGCCTATATGTCTGTAAATGTTGTATCTAACCTACAGGTACAGGTAGCTATCTATGGCTATATGGCAACTATCGCCAAGATGCCTAAGGGTATTATCCGATTTAACTTCACCTAAGCAATAACTTAATAGTGGGTAGGGCATATTTAGCCCTTTGCCCTACTCACCTAACGTAAGGAGTACCGATATGGCCGCTACATATGTAACAGCCGCTACGCTTAAAGCTAGCCTCGGTGTCGGTACTCTTTACGATTCTTACACCTGGATCGAGGACACCTGCCAGGCAGCCCAAGATTTAATTAACGGGTTTTTATGGTTTGATAACACGCCTGTAGTAGGCACAGCTTTAGTATCTAATGTTGCTACAGTTATGTTAGCCAACCCTGGCATATTTACTACGGGCCAATCTGTAACTATCGCTGGGGCTGGCTCTACTTTTGCGGGGACTTACACCATTACGGCCACTATCCCCTTTAGCACAGGCACTAGCAATATCCTGCCAGCCTTTAATATGCAGCTTAACTACTGGCAATTCCCGCAAGGCTATAGCTTTATCCAATATGCCAAAACTGCATCGGATCAAAACTTTAGGCGCGTACTTCCATACGGCACAGCTACGGGGGATGATACAAAGACGGCCACCTATGCCAACACGCCCGCTATAAATGCGGCCGCACTTATACTGGCAGAAAATATATGGACTGCGCGCTTTAGCACACAAAACGGCGGCACAGGCATAGATGGATATAGCCCTAGCCCGTTTAAGATGAGTAATACTTTGATGGCATCTATTAGAGGCTTGCTAGCAAACTACCTTAACCCTAGCGCTATGGTCGGCTAGATGACTGCCGCAATTACCACCCTACGCAGCACAATAGCTGCAGCACTAGCTAGCTCTGCCTGGTCCACCTCGGCATATCCTTTAAGTACAGTATTGGCTAATAGCGTAACTGTGGCCCCAGCCGATCCATACATTACACCTAGCAATAACTCACGGGCAACGATATCGCCGCTAGCAAACTTTAAGATTATTATGGTTGTACCTATGTTTGATAACCAGGCAAACTTTATAGGTATTGAGGATATGAGCGTAGCCGTATTTAATTTACTGGCTGCTAGCTCTATCGTATTTAACGTTAGTGCAGTATCAGCTCCTAGCGTGTTAAGTGTGGCTAGCGGTGACTTACTAACAGCCGATATTACTATCAACGTATTAACAGAGTGGAGCTAAAATGGCACTAACAGATGAAGAAAAAGCATTTTTAATCAAGATAGGTCAAGAATTGCCTATTGAGGTTAAAGAAACCAAACCAAAAGAAACAACAACTACAGAAAATGAGGTATGACCAATGGCAGTTTATCTGTCTAATGGTGTGGTAGTAACGCTTAACAGCGTTGCATTATCAGACCACGTTACAAGCGCCACCATAAATAGGAGCTTTGACGAACTTGAGGTAACAGCTATGGGTAAAGAGTATTGCCCACTCGCAGCGTAAGCAGCGATGAAAATTACAGCGCTATATCGGTGAAGGCCCCCAATTAAAAAAGGGTTAATACCGAGGCAACCTGCGAAAGCAGAGAGTCCGTAACGACTACACGCGCTGCCCCTAGTAGTAGGGTGAAGATATAGTCTGATCTGCATCAATGGTAAAGATGCAGAGGCTAGCAGAAATGACTGGCCCGCCCGAAAGGGTGGTAACAGATTGGATACCGCACACAAGTTTGTAAAAGGCCTAGAGGCTAGCACTATTACTTTAGACTTTCTAAATGATACGGCTGCATCTAATGTTAATGCAACGCTACAAGCTGCCTGGGGTACAACAGTTACCCTCACGCTAAAGCAAACAAGCGCTGTAATTTCAGCTACCAATCCTGAGTTCCAAACTACTGTGCTTGTGAACAACACACAAGATATAAATGGAAGCCCAGCCGATATTAGTAGCCAGAGCATTACTTTTACCTGCAACAGCCCAATCGTTGTAGATACAACACCATAACTAACTAAGCAAAGGGGCTAAACAAATGGCAAGACTAAAGATAACAAGGGCTGACGGATCGGTATCTGAGCATCAGATTACCCCGCGTATCGAGTATGCCTTTGAGCTGTACGCTAAAAAAGGTTTCCACAAAGCCTTTAGAGATGATGAAAAGCAAAGCGATGTGTACTGGCTAGCTCACGAGTGCATACGCACTAGCGGCGAAACTGTACCTGTGTTTGGGGCAGCGTTTTTAGACACCCTGGCTAAGGTCGAGGTGCTAGACGATAACCCTTTGGAGTAGTGGGGCGCGGTAACTTTGGTTATCTCATAGCGCAGCTAGCCGTAGAAACAGGCATCGCGCCCCAGGCTTTACTAGATTTAGATAGCGTAATGCTAGCTAATATATTGCAGGTGTTAAAGGATCGAGCAAAGGAGATGCAAAGTGCCAACCGTAGAAATAAGAGGTAATACAGACCTACGTAAGGCACTACGCCGCTTTGCACCTGACCTAGATAAAGAGCTACGCAAAGAATTAACTAGAGCGCTTAAGCCTGTAGTAAAACAGGCTAGGGGTTTCGTACCTGCTACAAATGACATTATGAGCGGTTGGCAGCCTCGATCCTTTAGTGAGGCGCGCTTTCCATTTTATGATTCTCAGACCATAATCCGAGGCATAGGTTTTAGTACAAATGTGTCTAAGCCTAATAAATACGGCTTTACCTCAAATGCTCGGATATTTAATAAATCGGCTGCAGGGGCCATCTATGAAACTGCAGGCCGTTTAGGACAACCTCAGCCCTGGGTAGGGCCTAAAGCGGGTGGGTCAAGCCATAAGGTGAGTAGGGCAAACTGGGAAGGCTCAGGTGCTCAGTTTATACATAATCTCAATAGCGAGCCTTTAGTATCTAGCCTAGTAGGTCGAGGCCGTTTAATTTTTAGAGCTTGGGCGCTTAATCGGGGCATAGCTTATGGGATAGCTATGAAAGCTTTAGATAAAGCTATAGATACTTTTTACCAACGTGCCAACGCTGGCACTTTAGATAAGGCTGCCTAATGGCCGAGAACGCTAATGTAAATATAAATCTAAACTCTAAAGCTGACCTTAAAGGTTTTAAGCAAGCTGAAAGCGCTAGCTCAAAACTAGCTAAAAGTGCTAAAAAGTTAGGTGTAGCTTTAGGCCTTGCCTATAGTGCTAAGGCGATAGTGTCTTATAGCAAGGCCGCGATGATGGCAGCTAGTCAAGACCAAAAGGCTCAAAAGATATTAACTAATAATCTTAAAAATGTAGGCCTAGCCTATGCCGCTGTAGATGCTGAGAGCTTTATACAGTCAATGGAAAAGCAAACGGCTATCCTTGATGACGATTTAAGGCCCGCCTATTCTCAGTTGGCCCAGGTCACAGGATCAGTTAAAAAAACTCAGGATTTAATGGGCTTGGCCTTTGATGTATCAAGTGGCAGCGGCCTTGACTACGCCTCTACTGTAGATATTTTAAGCCAGGCTTATGTAGGCAACACTAAAGGATTAAAGCAACTTAATCTAGGCCTGACCCAGGCTGAGTTAAAGGCTATGAGTTTTGACGAGATACAAACAAAATTAAAAACAAACTTTGCAGGCGCAGGCGGTGTAGCTCTAGATACTTATGCAGGATCGATGGCTAAGTTAAGCGTTGCTACCTCTAACGCAAGCGAAACTATCGGCGGGGCTTTATTAGATGCCGTTGTAAAAGTTACTGGCAGTAAGGGTATAGATGGACTTATTAGCAAGGTAGATACGCTAGCTGGCAGTATTGCCTCAGTCATTACACAAATAGGCAATATGGTTGGTGCGCTTAACGGCAGCGAGGCACAAAAGGCTTTTAGCCCTGGCTTTATGATTAGCGGTGGGCGAGCAGGTAGTTTTAGAACAAATGCTACAGGCGCAGGCAATATGGCTATGAGCGTACAAAGCCAAGACTTGCAAAAGTCCTCAGCCGCTGCCGCTAAAACCGCTGAAGCGCTGGCTAAAAAACGAGCTAATGAATTACTAGCAATAACTAAAAAAAGCACTAAAGCTCAAGCCGATGCTGCAGCTAAAAAGGCAATAGCAGATAAAAAATCTGCAGATTTATCTAAAGCCTCAGCTCAATTCGATTTAGAAAAGATATCAATAGCGGCGGCCCTTAAAGCTACATACGATAACGATACAAAACTGCGCTTATTAGCGATGCAGGCTATAGCCGATGAGGATGGCACAAAGGCCTTAGATTACCTTAACCAGTTAAAGATATTACAGGACTCAGTACAAACTGCCAAGCTAGCAGGCATAACTACCATTAGTAGCAAGTCGCTTGAAGCTCTAAATGCCACGCTTTTGGCTGAGTTAGCAGCCATAGATAAAACTAAAATGTCTGAGGCCGATAAAAATGCTGCTAAAGATGCAGCCTTTGCTAAGTATAACGATGCAATAACAAAGCAAGGCGGCCTAGCGTTAGCTAATGAATATAGCGAGCGCGCACAAATACAACTTACCTCTATTGCCAAGCTAGCAGCCCTACAAGGTTATGGCTCAGCCCTAGCAACTCTTAATACTATTATGGTAAGCAACGAGCTAGCCATAGCTAAGACTCAATCGGCTAATGATTTAGCGCGTTATGAAGCATTAAAGGCTTACATAGACTTGCTAGGTGTTGCCTACAATGCTGCAGTAGCCCTGGCACAGGCTAACGCGGCAGCTGCAGTTATTGTGCCAAAAGTGCCTAATGTGCCATATGTGCCTAAACCTGTGCCAAGAGGGGTTTTACCTGATTATTTAGATGACCCTATTATTCCACCATATGTGCCTAAACCTGTGCCAAGAGGGGTTTTACCTGATTATATGGATATATCTAACTCTATTGGCAATATGTCAAATGCAACAGGCAACGGCGCAGGCAACGGCGGCGATGCCACAATTAACTTTAACGCCCCTATTTATACTATAAGCGATGCCGAGTTTGCAGCCAATGTGCAAAAGGCTATACAGAATAATAATCGTTTTGGCAATAACCTAGACTATGCAGGCGCGATTTAATGACTATTCCAGTAGTTAATGCTTTTATTAACTTTAGCACGGGGCCTAGTTTTAGCCAGGCTCTTATTTTAGATCAAGGCATATTAGATACTAATATCTTGGCTGACTCTGTAGCTATTATTGTGGATGTAAGCGATCAGGTAAATAATATAAGTACCCAGCGAGGCCGTAACGCCCAGGCCGACCAATTCCAAACAGGTAGTTTAAGCCTTCGTATTGTGGACCAAAACGGCGACTTCAACAGCCAAAATATCAATTCTCCGTATTATTCTCTTTTGACTCCTATGCGTAAAGTACAGATTACGGCTACCTATGGCGCAGTTACCTACCCTATCTTTATGGGTTACATAACTAGCTATAGCACTACTACCCCACAAAATGCTAACGATGTGGTTTATACCACGATAGAGGCCGTAGATGCTTTTAGACTGGCTCAAAATGCACAGATAGCGACAGTAACAGGGGCAACGGCTGGGGATTTAAGCGGCACTCGCATTACTCAGCTGCTCGATGCTATCGCCTGGCCTAACTCTATGAGGTCAATATCAGCGGGCCTTACCTCGGTCCAGGCTGACCCTGGCACACAGCGCACAGCCCTTGCAGCTATGCAAAATATAGAAACTAGCGAGTATGGGGCGCTCTATGTTGATGCCTCGGGCAGCTTTATATTTCTTGACCGATCTATTACCGCTACCTCGGTGACAGGTACACCCGTGCTATTTAACGATAACGGCAGCGATATTGCTTACTCTAATGCTGTGTGGGTGCTAAACGATGTTCTAGTCTATAACCAGGCCAATGTGACCCGCACGGGCGGCACAGTGCAAACTGCCATAGACCAACCCAGTATAGATAAATACTTTTTACATAGCTATAACCAACAAAACCTACTAATGCAAACCGATGCCGTAGCCCTGCAATACGCCCAGGCCTATATTAGTTCACGCGCAGAAACCAGCGTAAGATGCGATGCCATAAGCCTTGACCTGTACACGGCTAACTACAACGCTGGCATTATTGCAGCCCTTGACCTTGATTATTTTGATCCTGTAACTATTACTACTACGCAACCAGGGGCCTCAACTTTGACCAAAACCCTACAGGTGTTTGGCAAGGCTATGACTATTACACCTAATTCTTGGAGGGTCACAATGACCACGCTAGAGGCAATAATTGATAGTTTTATATTGGACAACGCGCTCTATGGAACCCTTGACACGACCAACAATGTACTATCCTACTAACTATGAACGGGCAGGTAAATAATGGCTAAACAGACCTTTACAACGGGCCAAGTGCTTACGGCTGCGCAGATGACCAGCCTGCAGCAGACGGCTATGGGCGGTGGATCAACTACGGCCAAGACAACAAGTTATGTGTTAGTGGCTGCCGATGCTGGCACAGTCGTACAGATGAACAGCGCAAGTGCTACAACCATCACAGTAAATACAGCCCTCTTTGCAGCTGGTGACACGGTACAAATACAGAATGTGGGAAGCGGCGTATGCACTGTGACAGCTGGCACAGCGACAGTAAGCACAAGTGCCACGCTAGCCTTAAAGCAATACGATGCAGGCACACTTTACTTTAACACGACAAGTGCGGCTATATTCTTTGCCGTAGATGCAGCCGATGGTATGGCTAATGTGCTCACTACTACAGGTGACATTATTTATTCATCAAGTGGCACAACCGCTGCCCGTTTAGGTATCGGTACTACAGGCCAGGTGCTCAATGTGGCATCAGGTATTCCTAGTTGGGTTACACCTGCGGCGGCAGCAAGCGGATTAACTCTAGTAAATGCAACTTCATTTTCAGCCGTTGCCAATACAAGTACAACCTTTGACGGCGTATTTACGACTACTTACGAAACTTATATGCTGGTGTTAAGAAATGTCACCTGTTCGGCTGGTACTTCTAACATCAGATTTAATTTTAGATATGGCTCAACCACAGAAACAGCCGCTTATTACGGTATAAATGCCACTCTCAATTATGCTGCTACTGCCAACAATGTCACAACAAGCGGCGCGGCATATTTTGATATGTTCGTGACTTCTACTTCAACTGGAAGTTTAGTAAATGTCTTAGTAAATAATGTCGCGGTTGCAGGTGGCAGAGGCACCTTAACAGGCACAACTTGGTATCAAGACGGCAGCGCGGCAGGTTATACGGGAGTAAATGCTACTGGCACCAATAACTACACGGGATTTATTCTGACGGCACCATCGGGAACAATTACAGGTAAGGCCTACATCTACGGATTGCAGAAAGCATAATGACAAATAAAATAGAATTAATCGCACAATTTAAGAAAGATTATCCAACATTAAGAAGCGGCGATGACGAACGCGGCTATGAAGATTTAAGCCCTGTTGAATATGAAGCAACCATTAACGCTTGGGCAGATAATCAATTAGCCAATGAAGCAAAAGCGGCAGAGGTTCAGCAAGCCGCTAACGACAAAGCAGCCCTACTAGCCAAACTTGGCATAACTGCCGATGAAGCAAAACTGCTGCTGAGTTAAAAGGAGATAAAATGGGACCAGTACAGTTTAATGTAAGTAATGAAACTAAGTACGATCTACGCATACAGGCATCTAATGGCGCACAAGCTGGGGCGGTATCAGGGGCTAGCACGGGCCTAAGTTTTACACCTGATGACACTAATATCACCTGTGCTATGCGCTGGTATCAAGATGGTATCTGCATCCTGCAGGGTAGCGTTGCCTGGTCTGCTGGCGGCTCAGGGGCAGATGATGGCTGGAGTACAAGTAATTTAATCTGTATGAACGGGCAAGCCAACGGCGTGGGCTTTAGCGGCTGTAATGAAGGCTGGGTAGAATTACAACCCTATAACCTTATGGCCAATGGTGGCGAGGTTAGCGTTACCTATACCAATGCCTAAATGCTAACAAGTTACAACGGCTGGCCTGCATCAAAGGATCAGGCCGAGATAGGCATTAGGTCCTATCCCGTGCCAGGCACGGCTATTAAACTGCGATGCGCCGAAAAGGTGGCACCGCTATTAGTAGGTTTTGCAGCTGAGTTTCATAACTTAATAGAGCCGTTAGATGTAGGTAGCCTCGATGACTGGGGCTATGCGTACAGAGATGTTAGGGGAGTGCCAGGCAAGTTATCTAACCACGCAAGCGGCACGGCCATAGACCTTAACGCAAGTCGTCATCCGTTAAAGGCTATAAATACTTTTGAGCCTGCTAAGGTGCCAATGCTCAAAGCTTTATGTAAAAAGTACGCTTTAACCTGGGGTGGGGAGTGGACTAGACCCGATCCGATGCACTATGAGGTGAGCATTAACGCGGCTAAAGTGGCAGCGCTAA